GTAGTTGACCTTCCCGAAAGTGAAATCAAATCAATCAACGAAATTCGCGCTGGTGCGCTTGAGGCTGAAAAGAAGCCGCTGTTTGCCAAAAAGGCCAAAGCCCCGGCAAAGAAAAAGCGTGCAGCCAAAGAGAACGGCGCATTGCGTTCTGACATTTCATCTACCATCGACACCAGCAAGGCGTGATTCAATGATTAACACATCAACAAAAGTATCTGAAAAGATTACATTTGACGGCGATGACAACATGGTCATCAAGCGCACATTCGACGCATCGCACATGCTCAAGGATGCAGCGCAGGCCCGTGAGGTAACGCAAAACAGCTTCGGCTCCGATTACAAGCACGTTGGCAATGTTGACATGGCTTTGCTGGCTGTATGGTTAAAAGAGGCTGGCGTAGACTGGACGGATACACAAGCGGTCAAAGATGTGTTAAAACGCAAGCTAATGAGCAACGAATTTAGCGCCCTTCGGGTCTGGGAAGGCAGTTACTAGAATGGAAATGGACGCGATGTGGAGCGCACTACTGTCAATCGTCGTCACGGCCATTGGCTTCTGGGTTAAGTCTTGGACGAGTGAAATCACTCGCCTGCAAATACTGATTAACCGCACACGCGAAGAATACATCACAAAGGCAGACAGCGCCGACCAGATGAATAGGCTTATGACCCGCCTCGATGGTCTTGACGCAAAGATAGACAGGTTGATTGAGCGGAAATGATACGCTTATTGCCAGCACTTCTGCTGCTCGGCTGCGCAGAAATCAAAGCTCCCAGCCCCGTTGTCTTGCCGTCAGTTTGCATGGGCGATGAAAATTGTGAGGCCAGAAAAAATGCAGAGACCTTGGCTGCGATGGGCTTTCATGACGCTGGCCTTCGGGTTATGTGTGATGATGCTGATGTCCGAGACATTCTGGAGGTGGAATGCGAACCAGATGCGCTGCCATATCCCTGATCTTGCTCGGGTCAGTATGCTTTGCCCAAGACGGTAGCGTTGAGGGTGACTTCAATAGCAACACGGGCAACAACGACAGCACGATAGAGAGCAACAACACAAACGAGACTTACCAGAACACCTACAACGGTCCCGGTAGCTCTCCCGGCTCGCAGCCTCCACCAACGGCCGCTGCGCCCACTGTTATGGGTGCGGGTGGACAAGATAGTTGCCTCATGCCAAAGACCAGCGGCATACAGGTCAGTTTGTTTGGCATCGCCCAAGGAAACATGGAACAAGACCCAGAGTGCAACCGTCGCAAAGATGCTCGCCTTATGGGCCAGCCTCAGCCGCATGGTCTTGGATTGCAGATTAGCGGCCTGTCAGTGATGTGCGCCGCGCCGCATGTATTCAAGGCGATGGCTATGTCATCCACGCCCTGCCCGATTTACAGCGTGACTGAGGCGCGGATTTTGACTGGCCGAGACGCATATCAGGCCATGCGTTTAAATCCTGAGATTTATGTGGTAGGATACGCCCAAGATCAGAGCTTCTGGGATGCGTTTCTCAGGATGGATTTAAAGGAACTGCCAAATGTTAAAACGGCTGACAACAATCGCCCTACTCTCTCTGAGCGTTTCCGGCGCACACGCTCAACAAACAACAGAGGTGGCGGGGCTACAGGAAGCAGCAACAGTGATCCAGCAGCAAGTGGAGCTGGCGGCTCTGATGGCTTACGCGGCGACTGACATGGCTGGCGCAGGCCAGATCATTGCTAGCAATAGTCTGGACGAAGCCATCGTAACCAATGAAATGCTGGCAAATTATCAGGCGTCAGTTGACCTTGTGCTGGCCATGGACTTTTCGGAAGCTGAAACTGCGTCTGAGTTGTTTGATGCAGAGTATGCTTCTGCAATGCTTGAGTTAGGCATGAGCGTTGACGAACTGGCAGAGGCTAGTGCTGCGTTGATGACTGTATCTGTGGTGTCAGAAATGGCCGCTACAGCTGACACAAGACCCGAAGGCTTGGCGCTGCAAGAGGTTTTGGCAAATACTACAATCACCCAAGACCACATTGACAACTATAATCAGGCATTGAGCGCAGTCAGCGGCATGGCTCAGATCTCTGGCGCATTCTTTGCAGCGAGTCAGAACGTAGCCCTGACCAACAGCATCGACACATATGTGGCCGACAATAACATTGTAATTGGCGAATACACGTCGGTTGATTTTGTATTTGACACCAACGAATATATAATCACTTGGGGCGAGCAGGGCGAAGGAACTGGCTGGACCCAATACACAACGTCACACAGTAAAACCGCAGATGAGCTATACGATCATGCGCAAAACTTATATGGCAATCCGTAAATGGAAGACGTGGAAATCAAAGCTGGCGGGTTTACGCTTCGAGGTTGGTATATTGCTGCTGCTGTGCCTTTGCTATCTAGCCTTAGCGGCGGCATTTACTATGGCTACGATGCGATTTCTCGCTTCAATGGATTAGAGGCATCTGTGGTCGAAGTGTTGGACGCGACTTCGCGGATACAGGCCATTGAGCAAACGCTGACGCAAAATAATGTGGCTGGGCTGAACACCCAGCTCACGCAGATAAGCACGCAGATGACCAATATTCTTGAGCAGCAGCGCACACTCATGGACCTGCGGTCAAAGGTTGAGAAGGGCGCAACTGTCACCGACAGCATTGGGGGCAAGCTCGAAACTTATGACATGGAAATCGAAGACCTGTGGAAGGCTTTTGATGACCTAGTAAAAAATCCAATCAGATAGGAGGCCGCCATGAGCGACTATGACCTGAACGGCAACGGCGTGATCGACCCAGAAGAAAAGGCGATGATGCTTGAAGACCGCCGGATGCGCATTGAGGATGACAACGCCCAGCGTGACCAGTCCCGCAAGATGATATGGTGGGTGCTGGCTGGGATGCTAGGCTATCCGTTTTTTGTGATTGTGTCCAGTTATCTGGGCCTAAACGCTGCATCAGACATCCTCGGGTCAATGGCCACGATCTATTTCCCAGCGACAAGCCTGATCTTGGGTGCGTTCTTCGGGGCTAACGCTTATCAAGCTAAAAAGGATTAACCATGCTGCAGGATCTCATTGGCCCTGTAACGGGCATTTTAGACAAGTTCATTGAGGATAAGGATCAGAAGGCGGCACTCGCCCACGAGATCGCAACAATGTCTGAGCGCCACGCTCAGGAGCGTGCAAAGGGTCAGATCGAAGTCAACAAGGCCGAGGCCGCATCTGGCTCAGTGTTCAAGGGTGGCTGGCGTCCATTTATCGGATGGGTTTGCGGTATTGCGTTTGCATATCACTTCGTATTGCAGCCGCTCATTGTGTTTGGCGTGACCGCTGCGGGGGTGGAGATACCAGAGCTGCCGTCATTTGACATGGGTAGCCTAATGACTGTTATGATGGGCATGCTTGGGCTTGGCGGCTTGAGAAGCTACGAAAAGAAACAGGGGTTGACGAAATAATGGCTACACCATCGAAGGGCAAGGCCCGAGTTAAAGTAACGTCTAGCGGCAAAAAGGTCAGCTACGGTCAGGCAGGCAAGGCAAAAGGCGGCGGCCCTCGGGTCAAACCCGGCACAGCAAAGGGCGACGCATATTGCGCGCGCTCTGCGGCGCAGAAAAAGAAGTTTCCCAGCGCCGCTAAAGATCCAAACAGCCCGCTCAATCTTTCACGCAAGCGCTGGAAATGCTCTGGCACCAAATCGAAGAGGACTTAATGAAATGGGACTGTATTCAAACATTGCTAAAAAGCGTGCGCGCATCAAAGCCGGAAGTGGCGAGAAAATGCGCAAGCCCGGCACAAAGGGAGCGCCAACGGCCAGTGCATTTAAAGCGGCTGCCAAGACAGCAAAGAAAAAGGCTAAAAAATGAGCAAGGCAATGGCAACGCTCCAAGCTAAAATCGGCGCAACAGCCGATGGTGAGTTTGGTCCGAATACTGCGAGAGCAATCGCAAAACACTTCAACCTATCCCCGGCGCGTGGCGCTCACTTGATGGGTCAGGCATCGCACGAAAGCGGAGGCTTCAAGCGCACCCGTGAGAGCCTGTATTACAGCACGCCAGAACGCATCCAAGCTGTCTGGCCATCTCGCTTTCCAACTGTTGCCGATGCAGAGCCGTATGCCAAAAACCCAACCGGGCTTGCTGGCAAGGTTTACGCTGGCCGCATGGGAAATGAGAATGAAGCGCAGGCCAGCCTGTACATTGGTCGGGGATTTCTTCAGTTGACAGGGCGCAATAATTATCGGGCGTTTGCGTCTGACATGGGCGTGCCGAAGGTTATGACTGACCCAGACTTGGTGGCTGACGAATATGCCTTCGAGACTGCGCTGTGGTTCTTCAATAAGAATGGGTTGTTTGCCATTGCCGACGAGGGTGTAACCGATGACGCCATCAAGCGGATCACCAAGCGCGTGAACGGCGGCTATCATGGTCTGGATCATCGAAGCAAAGAGAGCAAGAAAATCCACACTTGGCTCATGGCTTAGTCTAGCCAAGTCAGCTAAGTGGCCAAGCAAGATCAAAAAGCCAGCGCGGCGGTAGGTAGGGCCGGAGAGCATTTAGCTCTCGCCTACTTATCGCTTGCTGGATACATCTGCACGCTCTGCCAGATCAAAGATCACGATGCGTATATACAGACGGATACACAGACGTTGACCTTGCAGGTGAAGACAGCAAGCAAGACGCATAAAACCAGCAACAGATACGCATTCCACACACCCAAAAAAAACGTCGATGTGTCAGACGTGTTTGCGTTTGTATCCATTGAATTAGGCGCTGTGATTTTCCGCCGGGGAGACGAGCTGACCTCTGTGACAACATACATTTCGCCAGAGGAATTTATGGATGAAAAGCTGTCGATGCAAAAAACATTCGACAGCTTCAAATAACCGCTTGTGACTGGGTGCGGCTTTGATTAAAAAGTCTGGGTGGGTGGCTATCATCACAAGTAAAATCGACTTACCGCGGGACGGTGGTTGTTTAGCCTAGTGTGACGTTGCTACCAAAAAAGCGCCACCTTTTTAATCTCAACGGCCACCCACACGACTTCAAAATATAATTGCGACCAGCATCATTAAGCCAGCGCCGCTTGCAAAGCCAAAGATGGCTCCGACAAGTCCGGCGATGTGAATTTTACGCTCTACCTCTTCGTCAGTCATCTAAACTCTCCACCATTTGTATTCTCTCGCCAATCCAGCGCATAACCGGAACAGCCATTGAGTTGCCCATTGCCTTATATCGAGGCCCATCCGGGCAATCTTCTGCTGGCTTATTACGCCACGGTATCTGCGTGAAGTCGTCAGGGAAGCCTTGCAAGCGCTCGCATTCTATTGGTGTTAGGCGACGGACTGCTGCTGGAATGATAACTGCGTGAGAGTGCGCGGCTTGTAGTGTAAAGCTAGGATCGCCATTTTTGCCAATGCCAACACCTTCGCGGCTTGAGTTGCTAGTGTCAGGACCACGCAATCCAAGCTGTGTATTTAACGGTGCGCACACCGCGTGACGATCACCGCTTGTTAACGTATAAGAAACGTCGCTGTCATCAATTCCAAAACCCTGAGACTTCGGCTGTTTTTCCTTTAACGCTTGTGCTTGTATCGCCACCGCTGGCGTCTTGCTCTTATCCAGCGTTGGCGTAACTTGCGTTGAAACGCTGTCGCCTTGGTTGGCACTGTTTTTCGCTCCGAAGGCTACTGGCAAAGTCTCTGTGGTCGGGTCATATGCACTCCCTGTGCGCGTTGTTGGACACTGAGCAACGATAGCCTCCGCCTCTACTCGCTGGTTGCCTGTGCGGCTGAATGGAGCGCCTTGTGTAACTGTGGGGGCAGCTTTTTGCCCCGCTTCTCTGCTCGGCGCAGGATGCCCTGACAT